AATCAAACAGCAGGTCAGGATACGCCAGTAGCACAAGCACAAGACAATCCACCTCCTGTTGTATCTCAAGATACACAAGCACTGATGAATGTAAATGAATCAGCACCAACAACGACCATTGATAGTCAGACTGAATTACCAGCAGTGATTTCACCGGCACCAGGTGATACCACTTATCCACAACCTAAATTGAATCTAGCAGGACAAACAGTAGCTGACCCGCTTGACCCCAACAGCAAGATTACCTATAGCAGTGCTGGATATCCAGTAACAGCAACAGCACCAGATGGTTCAACGTCGCCAATTGATGCCTTAGGCAATGTAACCAAACCTTTAATCAACGGAAGTTATAACGGGTAACCGCTAGGACTTAAATAGTAATATGGCAATCGATCACAGAATAGGAAACAAAGTAGCAAAAAATCTACGTAGAGAAGATGCTACGGGCACTCGTGTTGACCCTTTTCCTTACATTGGTATAGTTAAGAATAACCTAGATCCAACACGCAGTGGACGTCTACAGGTTTGGATTCCGGATCTTGGTGGACAACCTGATGACCCAAACAATTGGCGAACTGTTGGATATGCCAGCCCTTTCCTAGGATACACCAGCCAAGCACAGACTAATAAAGATCACCCCAGCACAGCTAATACTTTTGAAACAGTCAGCCATAGCTATGGATTTTGGGCAGTACCACCTGATATTGGTGTAGAAGTCATAGTATTATTCATAGCAGGTGATCCGCTACGTGGATATTGGTTAGCCTGTGTCAGCGGCGGATTAAGTCAATACATGATTCCTGCTGTGGCTGGATCAGCTGATGTTGATCCTAATAGTTTATCCAGTAACGACAAGCAAATATATACTCCTGGAGATGTAGTACCAGTAGTGGAATTCAATGAATATACCAAAGACTTTACCAATTCAAGTTTTTATCTCAACAATAAACCCATACATGAATTCCAATATGGTATCCTCAAGCAACAAGGTCTTGAAAAAGATCCTGTGCGTGGCTCTATCAGCAGCAGTAGCCAACGCGAAAGCCCCAGCCAAGTATTTGGTATATCGACTCCTGGACGCCCTTATAAAAACGATCCAGCAGATGATCCTAACTACACAGAAAAACTCAACAGCGGTAGTCTACCTAATGATTACTTTACAGTCAAGACACGCAAAGGCGGACATTCGTTCGTCATGGACGACGGATCTGCGCTGGGATTAGATCAGTTGATACGTCTACGTTCAGCAGGTGGCCATCAGATCCTAATGAACGACACTAATAATATTCTTTATATCGCCAACGCCAACGGTGATAACTGGATAGAATTAGGCGGTGACGGATCCCTAAGCATATTTGCCAGCAGTAATTTCAATGTCAGAAGCCGCGGAGATATTAACTTCCATAGTGATTCTACAGTTAATTTCAATGCACAGAATATTAACATGAATGCTGTCGGCATGTTCCAAATGAACACATCATTGACTAACATATTAAGTCCTGGTGGATTAAATGTGCAGTCAGGGCCAACACAGTTAAAAGTTGGTGGTGAGTTTATAGTAGATGCCACTGGACAAATATCACTCAAAGCTGGAGGTATAGTGGCTGCAGATGGCAGTGGATGGTATGTGCAATCTGGTAAGTCAAATTCAGCCAAAGAAGTAAAGAATATACAACATCACAGTTTACCTGATACTGCACAGAATTCTGTAGGCCAATGGGTGATCAATGATGGTGTATTGGATACTATCGTTACGGTAGCACCCACACATGAACCATTTAATAGAGGCACAGCCGAAGCATTTTATCAGGCAGCCAGTCCTGGCATACAACCAGGTAATTATTCAGCACCAGTAGACGCTACCAAATCTGCACAAGGCACAGGTGTACAAAATCCTGCTACAGATAAAGACTTACGCAATCAACCACCTTGTGATTGTAGTATTGGCAATCTAACATCAGATCAATTGACAGCCTACTATGCTACCATTGGTAAGAGTGAAAGTGGTGGCAATTATTCAGCAGTTAACAGCATTGGCTATGTTGGCAAATATCAATTTGGATATCCGGCACTGATCGATGGAGGGTATGTCAAAGGTTCATGTAAATCAAATGCACAGTTAAACAATCCTAATAATTGGACAGGCAAAAACGGCATAGACAGCCTGCAGGCATTTTTAAATAGTCCAGCAGAACAAGAAGCAGCCATGTGCGCTTATACTAAACGTAACTATACTGCCATGTGTAAATTAGGTGCAGTAACATCAGAACAACCACCAGAAGATGTCGCTGGTATGTTGGCTGTATCACATCTGTTAGGTCCCGGCGGTGCACGTGATTATCGTAATGGTAAGAGTGGTGCAGACGCTTATGGTACTACTGGTGCTACATATTTCAACAAAGGCAAATACGCTGTGGCTGTACTAGCACCACAAGTACCAGCTGTAAATGCCGGATAAATATTTACATGACAAACGTATACAAAGGATTTAGTACACTAGCAGGCAGTAGAAACTGGCGCTTGACTGATTTTGACCTGATTAAACAGGACATACTTAATCATTTCAATATCCGCAAAGGTGAAAAGTTGATGAATCCCAACTTTGGTACTATTATTTGGAATGTATTACATGAACCCTTTACTGAAGATTTAAAATCAGTGATCACCCAAGATGTACAGGCAGTAGCAACTTATGATCCACGTGTGAGCTTTGATAATATTGTTATTACAGAATATGATCAAGGCATACAAATTGAAGTACAATTACGCTATATTTTAACCAATCAAGTTAATACCATGCTGATGAACTTCAATGGCGCAAACAATACCCTTACCGCACAATAATTATTAACTACGCAGTTTTTAAACCTGATAAATACATTATATTAGGGAATAAAGATGGCAACCACCACACGACAAACCAGTTTATTAGTCGCAGAAGATTGGACTAAACTATATCAAACATTCCGTAACGCTGACTTCCAAAGTTACGATTACGAAACGCTTCGTGCTTCAATGGTAAGCTATCTACAGCTTTACTACCCAGAAGACTTCAATGACTTCATTGAGTCAAGCGAATTCATTGCCTTAGTTGATATGATAGCCTTCTTAGGCCAATCATTGGCTTTCCGCAGTGACTTAAATGCTCGTGAAAACTTTATTGATACAGCACAACGTCGTGACAGTATCCTTAAACTAGCACGACTAATCAGCTACAATCCTAAACGCAATATCAACAGCAAAGGATTTTTAAAATTTAACAGTGTTAGTACCACTGAAAACATTTATGACAGCAACGGACTAAATTTATCAGGATTAGTAATCAACTGGGCTGACGTAGGTAATGGTAACTGGCAAGAACAATTTACTTTAATATTAAACGCTGCATTGCTCAGCAATCAGTCTATTGGCAAACCTGGCGGTAAACAAGTAATCAATGGTATTACCAATGATGAATATCAGATCAATCTAGTACCTAATGTGTTGGCTACTTACAGCTTTAAAGCCACTGTGGCAGGATCAAGCATGCCGTTTGAAATGGTAAGTCCAACATCGGCAGGTAAAACCTATATCTATGAAGTTAACCCATATATCAATGCTCCATTTAATTTCTTATACAAGAATGACAATCTAGGTAATGGTTCAGTAAACACTGGATACTTCTTGTATTTTGTACAAGGCACACTACAAAGCCAAGACTTTACATTTGCTGAATCAGTACCTAATCGCGTTTACAGTATTAATGTTAATAACATCAACAACACAGACATTTGGTTATACAGCATAGACAGCAATGGTAACCTAGGCACTCTATGGCAACAAGTTCCCGCAGTATCTGCTACCAACGTTATCTACAATCAAAGCACCAATAGAAATATCTATCAAGTCAACAGTCGCACCGGTGATCAAATTGATCTAGTGTTTGGTGATGGTAGCTTTAGTAATATTCCACAGGGTAAATTCCGTTTATACTACAGAACCAGCAATGGCCTACAATACAAGATTACGCCTGATGAAATGCAAGGTGTAGTTGTACCTATTAACTATGTCAGTGCCAGTGGACGAGTTGAAACTATCACTATCACTGCTAGCTTACAGTATACAGTAGCTAATTCAGCAACACGCGAAACGCTTGACGACATACGTCAAAAAGCACCACAACAATTCTACACACAGAATCGTATGATCACAGGTGAAGATTACAATATCTTACCTTATACACTGTTCAGCAATATTTTAAAGATCAAAGCTATCAACAGAACATCAAGCGGTATCAGCCGATACTTAGATGTTATTGACGTAACAGGCAAATATTCAAGCACTAACATTTTTGCAGATGACGGTATACTATATCGTGATCCTTTCATCAACACATTTAGTTTTAGTTACTCTACTTCTAATGATATCTATCGTGTGATCTACGACAAAGTAGCACCTATAGCACAAGCGCCAGAAACTCGTCAATTCTTTTATGCTAACTATCCATTAATCGCATTAACTAATATCTATTGGCATCGTTCGACTACTATTGCCAATGGTTCAACAGGATACTTTGTTGACGCATCAGGTAAGATTCTACAGATTGGATCAACAGTGACCAGTAATAACAAATATATTGTACAAGGGGCCATCGTTAGATATTCAGCAGGCGCTGGAAATTACTTTGACGCTACTAATACTATACAAACAGGTACTCCACGTAATCCAGGTGACAAATACTACATTTATGGCAGTATTGAACTAGTAGTAGGTGATGGTACCAACGGTGGTCAAGGTAACTTACCTAATGGCAGTGGTCCAGTAACCATCAGTCAAAATGTTCCCACAGGCGCTATCGCTGACAAAGTATTTGCAGTATTTAATGTAGCATTTTCTGATAGCTTAGTAACCTCAATGGTAAACTACATACAGGCCTATGCTAATTTTGGCTTACGATATGATGCAGGATTAGCTAGCTGGGAGATCGTTCTTCCAGGTAATTTAAACACCACCAATGATTTCAGCCTAACCTATGCAGGCAATACCAGTGGCACTGGTTTAGACAGCAGTTGGTTGATAGCATTTACCACTGTAGGTAAAACCTATACTGTATCATATCGTGGGTTAAACTACGTATTTGAAAGCGTATTAGAAACAGACTTCTATTATGACGGTACAACTAAAATCTTTGACACTACTACTGGGCAAACAGTACACGATCAGATCAAAGTATTAAAAGTCAATAGTAATCCTGACAACAGCAATCCATTGTCACTTGATTATACTTGGTACATCTATAAAGCTATCACTGAAGTAGATGGATATGTAGACCAAAATCGTATATTAATCACATTCGCAGATTCTAACAATGATGGCGTACCAGATAATCCAGAATTGTTTGAGTTAATAGTCAGCCCAGAAACTAATATTGACAGTAAATTCGTTTATTTCCAAGAAACTACAGGCTATGATAATTTCATTGTACAAAACAGTGTGGACAACAGTACCGTGGTATCTATATATCAATCATTGCGTGATGCACAAGTAGCCGCTACACTTTATCAAAATGGTCAATTATTTTATATAGCGCCTTTAAATGAATTCTACAAACTATCTGTTAATGGAGCGGTATACACATTAGATTTACAAACTGGTTATGTAGCGAAAACAGGTCGACAAAAACTGTATTTCCAATATCGTCACAACAGTCCTAACAATCGCCGTATTGACCCAAGTCCAAATAATATCATTGACTTGTATATTTTAACACAGCAATATAGTACAGACTATCTGGCTTGGGTACAAGATACCAGCGGATTAATTAGCGAACCAACGGCACCTACAAGTGAAGAGCTTGATACTGCCTATAGCGGTCTAGACAATTACAAAGCCATCAGCGATACTATCATTTATAATCCTGCGGCATTTAAACCATTGTTTGGAGCCAAAGCAGATACTACATTACAGGCAAACTTTTTAGTGATTAAAAATCCTAACGTGGTCATCAGCGATAACGAAGTACAGACTAAAGTAATTGCTGCGATTAACGCATATTTTGATGTAGCCAATTGGGATTTTGGTGAAACATTCTACTTCAGTGAATTGGCCGCATACTTACATGTACAACTAGTTCCTAATGTATCAAGTATTACTATTGTGCCTGCTAATCAAAGCAGTGTATTTGGTAGTTTGATGCAGGTCAACTGTAACATCAATGAAATAGTAACCAGCGCAGCTACAGTAGCAGATGTAAAAATAATCACAGC